CATGGGATTATTTGACCGCAAGCGCACCATTGAAGCTGTTGCGCCTATGCGCGGTGCTGACATAGCTGCACAAATTGGCCCGGCTCCAACCCTTGATGCGTTTTATCCATTCGGTGGAGCTGATTATCTTGCAAGCCGTGAAGAGGCCATGTCCGTGCCCGCAATCGCCCGCGCTAGGAACATGATCTGCAATTCCATCGCCACAGTGCCCATGATTACACGCGACAAAACAACGGGTGCAGTCATTGACCAGCCTGTTGTTATTACTGATCCAGATAAGCGCGTTCCGGGTGCTGCATCTTGGTGTTGGGCCGCCGAAGATTTACTTTTCACGGGTTTTAGTTATTTTCAAATTATGTCTCAATTTGCCGACACCGGCAGAGTGCGCGAGATGTGGCGCGTTGCTCCTAATCGCGTTGGTGTGTTTCTTAATGACAAAGGAACGCAGATTGAGTATTACACAGTCGATGGAATGCAAGTACCCAATGGATCAGTTGTTGGCGCACTTGTTGTATTTTACGGAAACGATGAAGGCTTACTAAATAGAGCTGGTCGCACAATTCGCGCCGGTGCAGAGCTTGAGAGAGCTGCTGCAATGTATGCACGGGAGCCAGTGCCATCAATGGTTTTGAAATCAAATGGCGCAGCATTGCCAGCTGACCGCATTGCAAAACTTTTGGATGCTTGGGGCGCAGCTCGTAGAAATCGCGGAACGGCTTTTCTCAATGCTGACATCACAATGGAAACAGTTGGCTTTACACCGGAGCAAATTGGCCTAAACGCAGCCCGCGAAATAATTGCGACCGAACTGGCCAGAGCCGTGGGCATTCCGGCTTACTTTATTGATGCGCCCACTGGATCATCCATGACCTATGCAAACGCCAGCACGGCGCGTCAAACCTTGTTGGATTTCTCATTATTGCCGCTGATGAACAGCTTATCCTCAAGACTTTCAATGCCAGATTTTACGCCATCAACACAGCGCGTTGAATTTGATTTGAAGGCGTACTTGCGCGGGTCAGAAAAAGAACGCGCAGAGATTTACAAAATACTTTTTGACATCGGAGCAATCACTACCGATGAAATTAGACAAATGGAGGACATGATCTCATGAAGCTAACAACACCTATGCAAATCACGGCAGCTGATTCGGATTCAAGGACAATCACTGGCCGCATTGTTGCATTCAACGAGCAAGCAAATGCAAGCACAGGCAAAGTCACTTTTGCCCGTGGATCAATTGTGCCTCAAGACGTTTTTCTAAACCTTGAGCATGACATAACCCGAAGGATTGGAAAAAGCATCGCCATGAGTGTCAATGACAAAGAAATGACAGCGACTTTCAAAATCGCCAACACGACAGCTGGCACTGATGCACTTGTTGAAGCAATGGATGGCTTGCGTGATGGTTTCAGTATTGAACTGGCCGTCGATAATTATGAAATGCAAAAAGATGGCACAATGAAGGTTTTGAATGGCCAGCTCAAAGGCGTGGCACTTGTTACCGAACCGGCTGTTCGTTCAGCTCGCGTTTCAGAGGTAGCAGCATCAGAAGATTCTGAAACTGAAACAGTTGCAGATAACACAAACTCAAATGAAGGAGACAAAGTGGATAACACTACCGAAAACACCGCTCCTGCCGTTGAACCGGTAGAGGCTCCAGCTGAAGCTGTGCAGGCGTCGTCAAGACCCGCATATTACACAGCACCAAGATCACCAATCATAAACAAGGTTTCTTATCTTGAGCATTATCTAAAGGCAACAATTCTTCACGATGAAGATTCACGCCAATACATTAAGGCAGCAGATAACACAACAAGCACTGCACCCGGCATGATTCCAACACCACAAAGCACACAGGTAATCAACGCATTGGCAAACGCTGACCGCGGTATGATTGATGCGCTAAGCCGTGAAACATTAGTTGGCGAAGGCATGACTTTTGAAATTCCAAAGGTTACAGCTGTTCCAACAGTGGCAAACATTGCAGAAAATGCAGCGGTCACAGAATCATCACTTTCAGCAACATTTTTGAGCGTACCTGTTCAATCATTTAAGGGACGCGCAATTTCAACAGTTGAACTTATCGACCGCAGCCGTCCAGAATATCTAACAGCTCTCTTGCAGAATCTTGAATTTGCTTATGCAAAAGTTACTGATGAATTTGCTGTTGGAACAATTGCTGGCGCAGGACAACAGACTGGTGTGAATGCCAACACAGCAGCAGGATTCTTGGGATACACATCTCAAGCAGCTGGTGCCGTTTATGGATCATCACTTGGATTTGCTCGCAACATCGTAGTGAGCCCGGGACAATGGACCAACATAATGGGCTTCAACGATAATGGGGCACCTTTGTATAATGCCGCCCAGCCCTCCAATTCAGCAGGAAATGTTCGCGGAGACAGTTTGCGCGGTGTAGTTTCACCGGGTCTTAATCTCTATGTTTCACGCTCAATTGGTAACGCTGGCCCAACAACATCAACCGGAGATTTCTCAATGGTTGTTGTCAATCCAGATGCTTGGACATGGTATGAGTCACCACGCTTTACATTGCGTACAGCAATTCAAAGCGATGGAACTATTGATATTCTTTACTACGGCTATGCAGCAATTGCTCCAAAGATTCCATTTGGCGCATGCTGGAACCAGACCTAATAACTAATCATCGGCCACAGCCGCTCCCGGATGTGGTCGAGCAGTAGAAGGGAACGGAAATGCCACAAATAGTCACAGCTCAACAGTTGCGCGATATTCTTGGCGTTTCCGTTTCTCTATATTCTGACGCATATTTGGAACAGATGATTGACAGCGCAGAGCTGACAATTCTGCCATTGCTCACTGGATACCAATCAGCAGTCACAGAAGTCTTCGTAGAAGATTCAATTGCTTACTATGGAACCCAGCGCGTGAATTATTTCGTGCCGGGTCAAAGTGTTGTCATTACCGGATGCGGCATTTACAATGCGACAGTCACAGTTACAGACGATCGCATTGCACCACTTGTCTTTACGTCTGCAACGGGCGAAGCAGACAGTACCTACACGATTCCGCAGATTCCAAGCGGGCTTGCGTGTATTGATGGGGCAACAGCTGGAGATCTTTACTCTGGCGTTGCTCCCATTGAGTCGGCCATTCTTGTTGTCTCTGTTGAAGTATTCCAAAGCGTTACAGCACCGGGCAATCAAATCATGAGCGACCAATTCCAGCCATCGCCATTCGTTTTAGGCCGAAGCTTGAGCAGCAGAATCATTGGGCTCTTAGGGCCATTTTTAGAAGTCGAAACGATGTGCCAATGACAATCGAAGCCGACATTCGCACACCATTGCAGACTGCTCTTTCAACCATTGCAGCCAATGTCTACAACGGCATTCCAGAGACAATGACGAGTCCATCAATCTGCATTGTTCCAGATTCACCATATTTGGAAAGCACTCTCATCAATGGATCAACTACCAAGGTCAAGATCAATTTCTTGGTCACTGGCGTTGTTGGATATTCAAACAATGCAGCAGCTTTGACCAACCTTGAAGATTTAATGATTGCAATCATCTCAACCATGCCGGCTGGTTATGTCGTCGGCGATGTCAGCTCACCCACACCTTTGGAAGTCGGCGCAGGAAAATTCTTGACAGCTGATTTGCAAGTCTCAACGTATTACACCGACTAAGGAGAAAACTAATGGCAACAACAATCATCACCGGCAGAGACATCACCTTCACCATCGACGGAGTTGATTACGATGCCCAAGCAACTTCGGCCACTTTGACAGTGGATACAACTACCAACACATATCAGACACTCGATGGCAAAGCTTATTTCACTACTGATACGCAAGCGACTTTCGCTGTTGAAATGCTTGCCGACTGGGGAGCCGCATCATCAGTGTGCGAAGCTCTCTGGACAGCTGCAACAAATGGACCAAACACTGCTCTGGCAGTGGTGTTCAATACAGCCGACAGCAATGCCGCAGAATTTGCATTTGATGTCCAGCCAATCTTGCCATCAGCTGGTGGAACTGCACCAGATGCGCAGACGGTTTCACTATCATTCATTTGTGTGACCGGCCCAGTGGCCACATTTACCTAAGAAAAGGAGCCGGGAGCATGAAACTACAAATAACGATTGAATATCAGAACGGTACAGCTGAGACTTACACAGCACAGCCGCCAGAATTCGCGCGATGGGAAACCAAAACAGGTTTCACCATTTCACAG